GGTCATCCGAGAGTGGATGGCGGCACGAACGATAATCGTCCTGCGACAGCGGCAGATTTGAATGAAACCTCATTGGAAGCAGCAATCGTTACAATTGCGGCTCTAACCGATGAGCGTGGCCTTCTAATCGCAGCTCGACCAAGGCGTTTAGTAGTTCCGCCTGCTGGAATGTTTATTGCTACGCGACTTCTTGAGTCAGATCAAAGAGTTGCTACGGCGGATAACGACATCAATGCTATCCGTAGCATGGGTATCGTTCCAGAAGGATACTCAGTCAATCATTATTTGACTGACTCAGATGCCTTCTACATCATTACTGATGTGCCAAATGGCTTGAGACACTTCGAGCGTACTGCTTTAGAAACTTCAATGGACGGTGATTTCGATACTGGCAATGTGAGATACAAGGCCAGAGAACGGTACTCTTTCGGGGTATCTGATCCACTTGGAATTTACGGTTCACCAGGGGCGTAAGTAGAAAACGGAAGGAAGGCGGCTTATTAATACATTGGTAAGTCGCTTTCTTTTTTCCTGACAGGCATATAATGTGTCTGACACTAGCCACGACAGGAGAAAGATATGGCTAATACAACTTTTAATGGAACAGTTCGGTCTGAAAATGGCTTCAAAACCATTGATAAAGCCTCCGGTACAGGAGCAATTACTGATGGTTTGGTAATTAATGCAGATGGTAATATTTATAACGATGCTGGTGGACATATTCAATATGCCGCAGCAACAGGTTATGGCCCCGCTGATTTAATCGTAGGTAAAGGCGGTAGCCAATACGGTACGGTTGATCCTTATGCGGAAAGCTCTACGCAGCTATTTCCACTAGGTAGCCGATTGCTTTATGGCAATACTGTTTATCGTTACGGTAAAATGGGAGCTGCCGCAGTAACAGCAGGTAAATGCGTAACTCACGCAGCTTCAATCGCACATCACTTTGATCTAACGCCAACCGCAGGTGTCGCTGCCGGTGAGACTGCAATATCAGTTGAAACCGCAGGTACGGACATCACGCTAAATCAATACGCTAATGGGTATTTGTATGTAAATGATGCAGCGGGTGAAGGGCAGATGCTTAGAATTAAATCTAATCCAGCCCACGATCACTCAGCAGACCCATCTATCGTTATTACTTGCTACGATGATTTAGCAACGGCTATAACCACCAGCTCAAGAATTACATTAATTCCTGATCCTAATAGTGCTTTAATTGGTCAAGCTGCTACAACCACAGGCGCAACAATGGGCGTCACAATTGTAGATATGACAGCAGCCTATTATGGTTGGTTTGCAGTTTCAGGGCCAGCTACAGTATTAACTTCAGGAACACTTGTTGTTGGTAATCACGCTGTGCCTTTGGGTGCTGTTGGTGCTGTTGGGCCAGCCGCAGGGGATGTTATCCAAGTAATTGGTGTGGTTATGATTGTTAACGTGACTACTGATTATTCATTAATCAACCTTACGGGCATTATCTAGGTTAAATATAAAAATTGATGTTGGGGGGCATTGCCCCCCTTCATTAAAGGAGTAAATCATGGCTGATGTAGTTACAAGTCAAACAATTCAAGATGGCGCTCGTCAGGTTATCATGAGTTTTACCAATGTAAGTGATGGAACTGGTGAGGCTGCGGTTAAAAAGGTTGATGTCTCTGCTTTAGAGTCAAATCCAATGACAGGCGCTGCTTGTGATGGAGTAACTCTTCAATCCATTACATTCTCTAATTTTGGTATGAGCGTAAAACTTCTGTGGGACGCATCAACTGATGTGCTATGCCTTCATTTACCTGCGGATTATGCAGATACGTTGGATTTTGGTGATGGTGGATTAAAAAATAATTCAGGTTCAGGCAAAACCGGAGACATTATGTTGACTACAGTAGGTCATAGCTCTGGTGATGCTTATACGGTTACTCTAACGATGACTAAAAATTACGCATAGGAGATCATTGTGGCAAAGCTAGAAATATTTCAAAATGGTACTTCAATGCACCCAGATACAATGGGTAATCCTATTTATCAGATAGGCTCTAAAAATTCCGATGGTGAATATGATGTCGTTGTTTTTGATGCAATGACTGAAAAAGAAGCCGAAGCAAAGCTAAAAGAGCTTAGTCCAGTTAAGGCTGCTCCTAAGCCAGAGCCAGAGCCAGAAAAGAAAGTAGTGCTAAAGAAAAAAACCGCTTCTAAAAAAATAGCTAAGAAAAAAACAGCTAAAAAGAAGTAAGGAGACTGGAATAAATGGCTACTAGCGGTACTTATGCATTTAATCTTGATTTAAGCGATATTCTTGAAGAAGCCTATGAACGGGCTGGCTTAGAGTTACGCAGTGGCTATGATTACCGCACAGCAAGGCGCAGCCTAGATTTAATGTTTCTTGAATGGCAGAACAAGGGGTTAAACCTTTGGACTGTACAGGAAGGCTCTCAGGCGCTTACAGCGGGTACTGGTCGTTATGTTCTGTCTAGCGATCAATTGGATGTAATTGAGGCTGCATTAAGAACTGATGATGGGGATGTTAGTAAACAGACTGATCTGACTATGAGCCGTATTTCAATTAGTCAGTATTCACATTTGACTAATAAGCTCACTCAAGGTCGTCCCATTCAGTTTTGGATTGAAAAAGACCCAGGTGCTATAGCGTTAAACGTATGGCCTGTTCCTGATGACGCAGAAACTTACAAAATCAACTATTACTATATACAGCGAATAGAAGATGCGGGCAATCCGGCTTCTAACAATGCTGATATTCCTGCTCGATTTATGCCTTGTATGGCTGCTGGGCTGGCTTATTACATTAGTATGAAGCGACCTGAAGCCTCTGAAAGAGCGCCATTGTTAAAGCAAATTTACGATGAGCAATGGAATTTAGCAGCAGATGCTGACAGAGATAAATCTTCGTTTTACATGGTTCCTGGTGGATACAGTCGATTATGAGTAGTTACGCAGCAGGAAAAAGAGCGTTTGGATTCTGTGACCGGACAGGATTTCGTTATCCACTCAAGGATTTAGTGCCTCAAATTGAAAATGGCAGACCCAATGGTTTGCTTGTGGGCCGTGATGTGGTGGATGAAGATCAGCCTCAGTTACAGTTAGGCAAGCTAAGGACACTGGATCCACAGGCTTTAAGGAATCCAAGGCCAGATACAGGCCAAGCTGAAAGCAGAAAACTTTTTGCCTTTGACCCTGTAGGCGGCGGAAACTCAGCATTAGGCGGTAGAACAGTAGGATTAGATATTAGGGCAGTAGCCGGTAAAGTCACTGTGAGTACAGACTAATGGCTTGGACACTAACAACACTGAAAAGCACCATTCAGGATTATTTACAAAATACGGAAACAACTTTTGTTAATGATCTTTCTACTATTATTATTCAGGCTGAAAATAGAATACTTAAATCTGTTCAGTTACCAGATTTTAGAAAGAATGCAACAGGCACAATGACCAGCGGAGATGTTTATCTGAATACTCCAACTGATTTTATGGCTCCGTATTCTTTAGCTCTTGATAATAACGGTTATGAATATTTACTTTTTAAGGACGTTAATTTTATCCGAGAGGCGTATCCAGTCTCATCGACAACTGCAACGCCAAAGTATTACGGTATTTTTAGCAACAGTAGTTTTATTGTTGGGCCAACGCCTGATAGCAATTATGCGGTTGAGCTTCATTATTTTTACAAACCTACATCTATTACTGCTTCGGCAGATGGAACAAGCTGGTTAGGCGATAATGCAGAAACAGCATTGCTTTACGGATGCCTTGTTGAAGGTTATACCTTTATGAAGGGTGAACAAGATATGCTCGCGGTTTATCAAAAGCAATACGAGGATGCTTTGATGCAACTGAAGTCTTTAGGTGAAGGTTATAGCACGACAGATAATTACAGAAGTGGAGCTGTGAGGGCGCGTAAAATATAATGTTAGGACTAAATTCAATAGTAGAACCTGGTATTTGTGAAGTTCACACAACAGAGAATCGAGGCTTTACTCCAGAAGAGATTGCAAAAAGATCGGTAGGAAAGATTGTTTCTATTGCAGAAAGTGCTGATCCAATAGCCAGAGAGCAAGCAGAAGCATTTAAGGGCAGACTTTTTCATGTAATTGTAAAAGCCTGTAATGATGCAATTCAAAGCGATAGAACTACGCTATTAAGTCTTTTAACACAACAAGGCCATAAAGATATGGCGGATATTTTGAGGAAAATCTGATGGCAATTACACAAGCAGTAGCAACAAGTTTTAAGAGTGAGTTGCT